GCGTCGATCTCGGCAAGGACGTGGTCGAGAAGGGCGCCTTCGCGGCGTCGCTGAAGGCGAGGGGGGCGGCGGGCATCCGCATGCTCTTCCAGCACGACCCGGCTGAGCCGATCGGCGTCTGGACCGAGATCCGCGAGGACGCGCGCGGGCTGTTCGTGCGCGGGCGGCTGGCGAAGGATGTGGCGCGGGCGCGCGAGGTGCTGAGCCTGATGCGCGGCGGCGCGCTCGACGGACTGTCGATCGGCTTTCGCGCGGTCAAGGCGAGGAACGATCGCGAGAGCGGCGTGCGCCGCATCCTGGAGGCCGACCTCTGGGAGATTTCGGTGGTGACCTTCCCGATGCTGCCCGACGCGCGCATCGACACGGTGAAAGGGCGCCGGCGGCTGCCGACGGTGCGCGAATTCGAAAGCTGGCTCACGCGGGATGCGGGGCTGACGCGAGGCGAGGCCCGGGCGGTGATCGCCAGGGGTTTCGCCAGCCTGCAGCGCGGGCGGGACGCCGCGCCGGAAGCAAGCCTCACGGCGAGGATCCGCGAGGCGACACGCATGATGACATCCAAGACAAGAACATGGGAAATCACACGATGACGGAACAGAATCTTGCCCGCGCGCCGGAGGCGAAGTCGGCGGGCGGCGAGCTCGCCGATGCGTTCGACGAGTTCATGACCACCTTCGAGGCGTTCAAGGACAGCAACGACCGCCGCCTGGCGGAGCTGGAGAGCAAGGGCGCGGACGTGCTGACGGTCGAGAAGGTCGACCGCATCTCGAAGGCGCTGGACGAGCAGAAGCGCGCCATCGACAACCTGACGCTGAAGAAGATCAGGCCGACGCTCGGCCGCGACGGACGGGCGTTTCCGTCCGACCACAAGCAGGCTTTCGACGCCTATATGCGAAGCGGCGACGACCGGCTGATCCGGGCGCTCGATACCAAGGCGATGTCCTACGGCTCCGGCCAGGACGGCGGCTACCTGGTGCCCGACGAGACGGAGGCCGAGATCGGCAAGCGGCTTGCCGAGCTGTCGCCGATCCGTTCGATCGCGTCGGTGCGGCAGGTATCGGCGGCGGTGCTGAAGAAGCCGTTTTCGGTGGCCGGGCCCGCGGTCGGCTGGGTAGCCGAGACGGCGTCGCGGCCGCAGACCAACACGGCGACGCTGGCCGAGCTGTCGTTCCCGACGATGGAACTCTACGCCATGCCGGCGGCGACGGCCTCGCTGCTGGAGGACACGGTGGTCGACCTCGACCAGTGGATCTCGAGCGAGGTGGAGGCTGCCTTCGCCGAGCAGGAGGGCGCCGCCTTCGTCGTCGGCGACGGCACCAACAAGCCCAAGGGCTTTCTCGACTACACCAAGGTCGCGGAATCCTCCTGGGTGTGGGGCCAGATCGGCTATGTCGTGACCGGCGTATCCGGCGCACTGCCGGCGAGCCATCCCTCCGACGTGCTGATCGACACGGTCTATGCGCTGAAGTCCGGCTATCGGCAGAATGCCAACTGGGTGATGAACAGAAAGACGCAAGCCGCGGTGCGCAAGCTCAAGGACGCCGACGGGAACTACCTGTGGCAGCCGCCGGCGGCGCCGGGCAGCCGCGCCATGCTGATGGGCTTCCCGCTGGTGGAAGCCGAGGACATGCCGGACGCCGGCGCCAACACGACGCCGATCGCCTTCGGCGATTTCTCGCGCGGTTATCTGGTGGTCGATCGCACGGGGGTGCGCGTGCTGCGCGACCCGTATTCCGCCAAGCCTTACGTGCTGTTCTACACGACCAAGCGCGTCGGCGGCGGCGTGCAGGATTTTGATGCGATCAAGCTCTTGAAGTACGGGACTGCTTGAGCCTGTCTTGAGGGCGAGCGGTAGCGCCTAGCAACCTTCGACCCCCACTCCGTCACGCTTCGCGTGCCACCTCTCCCCCGATCGACGGGGGAGAGGAAGGACGGCCGCAGACTTGGCGCCCATCCTCACCCCCACAACAGTGGGGGAGAGGTGGCTCGGGCGAAGCCCGAGACGGAGTGGGGGAACCGGCACCGTCGCAGAGATCATTGCGCGGGCACGTCACATTCGAAGCCGACCGGGGGAAACACCCCCTCTCCGTCTCGACCCTGCGGGCCGAGCCACCTCTCCCCCTGCCCGGGGGAGAGGATGGGCTAATCGCGAAGGTCGCACTTCTCTCCAGAGCAAAGACAAAAGACATGACGCTTTTTCGAACCGTCGAACCGGCGGCCGAGCCGGTTACGCTTGCCGATGCGAAGGCGCATCTGAGGATCGCCGGCGATAGCGAGGACACGCTGCTGCAGGGATTGATCCGCGCGGCGCGCGAGGATCTGGAGCGGGCGACCGGCATTGCGCTGATCGAGCAGAGCTGGCGGCTGGCGCTCGACGCCTGGCCGAGCCAGGGCTGTGCGCTGCTGACAGTGCATCCGGTGCGCGAGGTGCTGTCGGTGACGGCCTTCGGCACGGAGGGCGAGGGCTCGCTGGTCGACCCGGCCGACTACCAGCTCGACATTCTCTCCAGGCCGGCGAGGCTGCATTTCGAGAAGCGGCCGGAGCCGCTGCGCATCTTCAACGGCATCGAGATCGATTTTTCCGCCGGCTATGGCGAGGCAGGGACCGACGTGCCCGACCTCCTGAAGCGGGCGATCCTGCTGCTTGTGGGACACTGGTATGAATTCCGCGCTCATTTCTCGCCGGCCGAGCAGCCGGTCTCCTACCCCGCCGCCTATGACCGCATCGTCGCTTCCCATCGCTCGCGGAGGCTGTGATGCGGACGCTGTTCCTCGATCCGGGATCGCTGCGTGCCGAGCTTTCGCTGCAGGCGGCGACACCGGTGCCGGATGGGCTGGGCGGCCATACGCAGGACTGGACGGAGGTCGCGACGGTGTTCGCCAGGATCGAACCGGTCTCGGCGACGAGCCGCTTCGGTCCGGACCAGACGGTGGAGACGGTGACGCACCGCATCACCCTGCGCTGGCGGAATGGCGTCGCCGCCGGCATGCGCTTCGCCAGGCAGGGCAGAAATTTCGACATAGTGACGGTGCACGACCCGGACGACACCGGCCGTTATCTGGTCTGCCGCGCGAGGGAGATTGGCTTGTGAAGATCGCGATGCAACTGACGCTCGACGGGATGGTCCGCGCGTTGCGGATGCGGGCGCATGAGATCGGCGACGCCCATGATTTGGCCGAGCAGCGGGCCGCCGAGCGCAACGAAACGGCGCTGACGCTGCTGGCGCAGGAAGCGCGGCGCTACGCGCTGGAGGCTGGCGATGAGTTCGGCCGCTGAACTGCAGAGGGCGATCTTCGAGGCGCTGGGTGGCAACGGCGCGCTTGCCGCGCTGGTCGGCACGCGCATCTTCGACCATGCGCCGGCGAACGCCACGTTCCCATACATCACTTTCGGGCACACCAGCATCTACGACTGGAGCACGGCGACCGAGAGCGGCACCGAGCAGCTCTTCACGCTGCACGCCTGGTCGAAGGGCAGGGGCAAGAAGGAGGTGCTGGAGATCATGGAGCTGGCGCGCCAGACGATGGACGACGCGGCCCTCGAGCTCGAAGGGCACAGGCTGGTCAATCTGCGGCTCGAATTCTCCGAGGCCAGGTATGACGACCGCAACGAGGCGCATCATGGGTTGCTGCGGTTCAGGGCGGTGGTGGAGGAGGTAGGGCAGTAGGGCAGTAGGGCAGTAGGTCAGTAGGTCAGTAGGTCAGTAGGTCAGTAGGTCAGTAGGTCAGTAGGTCAGTAGGGCAGTAGGGGTTGCCCCTCATGCCTACTGCTTGATGGCTGCCTTGCTCTTCGTACTCGCCGTTGGCGCGGACCGACCCTGCTTCTCGCTCCCTACTCCCTTACTCCCTAAAACAGAGGAGACCGAACAATGGTCGCACAGAAGGGCAAGGACCTTCTTCTGAAGATCGAGAATGCCGGCAGCTTTGTCACGGTTGCCGGGCTGCGCTCGAAGCGCATCGCCTTCAACAGCGAGACGGTGGACATCACCGATGCGGATTCCGCCGGGCGCTGGCGCGAGCTCCTGGCGGGCAGCGGGGTGCAGCGCGCGGCGGTGAGCGGCTCGGGCATCTTCAAGGATGCACAGTCGGACGCGCTGATGCGCCAGCGCTTCTTCGCCGGCGAGATCGTCGAATGGCAGCTCGCCGTGCCGGATTTCGGCACCGTCGAGGGGCCGTTCCAGATCACCGCGCTCGAATATACGGGCAGCCATGACGGCGAGGTGACCTTCGAGGTGGCGCTGGAATCGGCAGGCGCGATCAGCTTCGCGGGGGCGGCATGACGGCGAACAGGCGGCGCGGCGAGGTCGACGCCGAGCTCGACGGCAAGCAGTACCGGCTATGCCTGACGCTCGGCGCGCTGGCCGAGCTGGAGGCGGCCTACGCGGCCGACGATCTCGGCGCGCTGGTCGAGCGGTTTTCGCGCGGGCGGCTGTCGGCGACGGACATGATCCGGGTGATCGGCGCGGGGTTGCGCGGCGCGGGCAACGGTGTGTCGGACGACGATGTCGGGGCGATGCGATCCGGCGACGGCGCGGCGGGCTTCGCGGCTGTCGTCAGCGACCTGCTGACCACGACTTTCGGCGCGGCGCCGAGGGAGGCGCAGCCGCCAAACCCCTGACTGCCGCGGCAGGCACCAACGAATTCCCGTGGGACAGCGTCATGGCCGCGGCATTCGGCCTGCTGCGGCTTTCGCCCAAGGATTTCTGGTCGATGACGCCGCGCGAGATGGAACGCGCGATGAGCGTGCTTGGGGGAGCGCGAGCCGGGGCCCCGGGACGTGGGGACCTGGCGGAGATGATGCGGAGGTTTCCGGACGGGCCTCCGAACCCATCCCTTACCCCTCCCCGCAAGGGGGAGGGGGATGAACGGCGAAGGAGCGGATCAAATGGCTGAGGACGTCACCGTCAGGATCAATGCGGACACGCAGCCGTTCCAGGATGCGCTGCAGAACCTGGAAAAGTTGTCGACGCGCTTCGGCTCGCAGCTTTCCGGCGCGCTGAGGAGCGCGGCGGTCAGCGGCCGGAATCTCGATGAGATCCTCAGGCGGATCGGCTTGAACCTCGCGGGGATGGCGCTGGAGCAGGGGCTGAAGCCGCTGCAGACGCTGGCCGGCGGATTGTTTTCCAATCTGTTCGGCGGATTGGCGGGCCTGATGCCTTTCGCCAAGGGCGGCGTGCCGGGACATGTCGTGCCGTTCGCCTCCGGGGGCGTTGTGTCGGCGCCGAGCTATTTTCCTCTGGGCAGGAATGTCGGGGTGATGGGCGAGGCGGGACCGGAGGCGATCCTGCCGCTGCAGCGTTCGGCCGACGGAAGGCTGGGCGTGGCGGCCGCCGGCGGGGGCGCGAGCGTCAACGTGGTGTTCAACGTGACGACGCCGGACGCGACTTCCTTCCGCAAGTCGGAGGCGCAGGTGACCGGCATGCTGGCGCGGGCCGTGTCGCGGGGCGCGCGGACTTTCTGAGTTCGCACTGTCTGATACCGCGAAGATACCCCCACCCCTAACCCCTCCCCACAAGGGGGAGGGGGACTGGCGGCCATGCCTGCCGAGATTCAAATCAGGAGCGAATGGTGTCGGAACTTTCGAGTTTTCACGACGTGCGGTTTCCGCTCGGCGTCTCCTTCGGCGCGACCGGCGGGCCGGAGCGGCGCAACGAGATCGTGTCGCTGACCTCCGGGCGCGAGAAGCGCAATGTGCGCTTCTCGCAGTCGCGGCGGCACTACGATGCGGGGACTGGCGTGCGGTCGCTTTCCGATCTGCATGACGTGCTCGCCTTCTTCGAGGCGCGACGCGGCTCGCTGCATGCGTTCCGCTTCCGCGATCCGTTCGACATGAAATCATGCCGGCCGGAGGAGGCGATGTCGGCGGCCGACCAGGCGATCGGGACGGGCGATGGCGTCAAGACGCGCTTTGCGCTGACGAAGAGCTACGGCGAAGGCGAGGATGCCTATCGGCGGCTGATCGCCAGGCCGGTGGCGGAGACGCTGCGCGTGGCCGTGGACGGCGTGGAGAAGGCGTCGCCGGCCGACTGGAGTTTTGATTTCGCGACCGGCGAGGTCGTGTTCGCGCCGGGCAGCGTTCCGGGTGTGGGCGAGGCGGTGACGGCAGGCTACGAGTTCGACGTGCCGGTGCGCTTCGACACGGAGCGCATCGCGATCAGCCTGACCGCCTTCAAGGCGGGGCAGATCCCATCCATCCCACTGATCGAGGTGCAGTCGTGAGCGCC